GACCTGACCCTTGAAGACGCTTCATTTGAGCTTTACGTTGCCTTCCAGAAGATTCTTTTTTGTCAGTTCCCTTTCCAGCCTTTGCAAGCTTTGGTTTATTTTTTGTTTTCTTAGCTTTAATATTTTGAGTTTTAGACTGCATTTCTTCAAAAGCTTTGGCTTGTAACAAAATTAAAACCGATCTATGATCCGCTAATTGGGATACCTCTTCAGCAGTAAATCCTTTTGATAAAGCAAAATCTCTTAAACCACCAGCGATTTCTTCTTTTATCCTTGGGTCTGCCCATTGAGGTATAACCTCAACCATCTTCGCGTGTTCATCTGCAAGCGTTTGTTGCATCAACTGAGAGTTTTCATGCCCTTGTTGCTGCATTGCTTGCTGTACATTTTGCTGTTCACGCTGGATGTTAGATTGAATCTCTCGATAGTCATCTCGTTTTGTGAGATACTCTTCCCTATCTTCGAGCTTCAGTCGCTCCCAATCGGTGTTCTCTAGAGACTGTAATTGAGAATACTGATTTTGAATTGCCGTGCTAGCGGCATCAACGTATTGCTGTCGGAACATCTGAGTTTGTTCAATTTGCGCCTGGGCCTCTTGAGCGTAAGCGTTTAATTGTTTTCTTTGTTCAGATAGTTCCTGAGTTTTCTTTGTATAATCTGATTGTCGAGAATAACCACTTACCAGTTCATCAAGACTTACCTCGATATCTGCACCGTCAACTTTAACGATGTAAACTTCGGGTTCCTCTTCACCTTCTTCCTCTTCCTCAGACTCTTCCGACTCTTCCTCATCCTCATCAGATTCCTCTTCAGAGTCTTCGTCTTCGTCTTCAGAAACCTCATCCAATGATTCGTCTGGTTCTTCCGTGGACTCATCTTCTTCTGTAGGCTGCTCCTCTTCGTTTTTAGGTTCTTCCTCTTCGGATCCTAGTAAACCAAGGATTGCGTTATGGGCTGCATCAATACTTTCTTCAGCAGCTATTGGGCCTTGCGGCACCGACGGGGCAGTTTGCGTATCCGCCATTTTCTTTTCTCCTTAAATATGTTGTTCTTTTTGAATCCTCGCCATCTCTCCAGTTTCTATTATGCTGGTTAGATGAAGGCGCACCCTCTCCAAGAGTCGAAGTGATAACCAAACCTGTTCTCTGGCTTCTATATCACCTACACTGGAAAACTCCCAAGTGTTCTTTAAGTTTTTTTCTAATTCTGTAAATGCTTCTACAAACAAAGGTTCGTTGAGGAGGCGCTTGGCTTGTTCCTCTCGTTGTTGGTTCATTATTTATCCTATAGCTACTGCTCGTTTCTGTTCTCGCTCAAGTTGAAGTTCTTGCATTTTTAATTCTGCATCAACTGCGTCAGCCGCAGCCACTTGTTGGATCTTCATCTGTTTGACTTGTATGTCAGCAGCCTTTATCTCCAACTCCTTTTGCTTTAACTGCATTTCCATCTGAGCCATTTGATCTCTAGCTGATGGGCCTTGCTGTGGTGGCGGAGGCGGAGTCAAGAAATCATCTGTATTCTGATAACCCATTGCCTTTATAAGAGCTTGGCCCATATTATACATATTCTGTTCTGTAACAATCTTTAAACCACCAGACATTGCCTGAGATGCAAACTGTATCATTTGAGAGAGGTAAGCCATCTGCTGATCTTTAGAGCCATGCCCCAAAGCAACAGAGACTGTACAATCCATCTTATCATTCCACATATCAGGACGCACAGGAACCCACTCATTGCGTAACATTACAACACGCTCTTTGTCTTGATTCTTTAATAGAAGAGCGTAAATCCTATTCATCAATTCTTTAACGCCTGTCTCGGCAAAGTTTCTTGCAACTAATTCTATGCGGGACTGTGCGCCAGTTAATACGGCATTAACAGCCGTTGCGGTAGTGTGGGAGGTTAATGCCTTATCATTAAGCCCCTGAGAATACTTTGATACTCCAGCACGACTCTCTCTGACCGAATCAAGATACTCAAGCATCTGAAATGAATGAGCTTCTAACGGAGGAGTTGCTAAAGGTGTAATAGCGTTAGGAGACTTTACCCTGACAATTCCGCCTGGACGCTGTGTTAGGAGGTCATCTAAGTTTGCTTGACCCTCAAGAACTGCGTACCTACCAAAGTTCTGGTTGTACATATTATCCATTAAGTTCCTGATTAATGTAGACTTTATTAACTGCAAGTCCATCACTAAGTCAGCAATACTTAACCCAAAGAACTTATGAGGTATCTTTACTGGGGTTATAGAAACAAATGGAATCTCATCTATTTCTTCATTAGCTATAATCTCTTTGCCAACAGTACAAACCTTTCTTAACTCTGCAATACCATCGCCATTAAAATCTGTTCTTAAAAAGCTTTCATGCAACCAGTATTCACGCAAAGCTTCTTCTGATTCAGATCCACCACCCCACCCAACTTCATTGTCCGCTGAGTCATCAAAGGCATAACGGGCAAGTCGTTCAGCAGAAAAAGTGAACATATCATCTCCACTACCTAACAAAGCTGGATCAAAATCATGGTCGGGATACATCTCCCTAAGATCAGATAAACTCTTTTTTACTCGATGACAAACGAATCTGGAATCTTGTATATTTTTAGACTCTCTCGCAATTAGAAATTCATCAGGTGGAACATTCTCTATCTTTATTTTACCATTCGTACTTCTGCGTTTTATAACCACATCATGCAATTGCTCTTCTTCAAGATACTCAGTATGCTCTATGACTTCAACATCATCTCCGAGAAGCAATATCTCAAACTCTTGTTCTGTTAATCTCTTATACTCTTCCCGTTGAGCTTCTTCATATTCATCCCACCATACCTTGACTATTCCATTCTTGGAAAGCAAAGCGTCAGTGAACCAAGAGTAAAGAATCTCCCAACCTTCGTTGTCTTTGGTAAATACATAATTAACATAATCAGTAGCTTGTTCTGATGCTTTTACATCTTCAGGACCATGAGGATTAAACTTAACCATCTCATCACCAGATGCAAATATACGCATCAAGGATGGCTTAATCCACTCAATAGTATCCTGTACAGTAGAATCAACAAATTGACTACGGCCTTCTACTTCATTACCAAAAGGTAATGCATAGTAGTAATCCATAGCCTGTTCTCTCTGTTTGGAGATTTCATCACCATAACCCAAAGAGTCAGTGATTTCTCCCTGTATTCTTTGTAATAGTTCTTCTTCGCTATATTCTTCAGACAATACCGTAATTCCTATACTCTACTTCGTTAGTCCAAGTGGGGTCTTCACCAGATGCGGCAAAGCGTTGAGATTGAAAAGCATACCGTGTGGCACTCATTAGATCATCTCTTAACGGTACGACCTTTCCGTCTTTCCTATGATACATCCTAAACTCTTCAAACCAATCTTTCAATGTATTGAATACCCTAAACTGTTTTTTCTCCATCCTCTGAAGGATTGCCATAATACCTTCTTCGATAGAGTTAGATCCTTTCTTCTCCCCTAAAGCCGCTGGATTGGTAAAGTGTTCAAGAAGAAAGTTGCATCCTAAAACCCTATACTGATCAGCCAGACCGGGATTACCCATAGAATCTCGTCTATTGCCGTCATGGGGATAAGCAATGGGGATAAAATGTGGTCTAGAACGTATAATCTGTGCATGGACGGAAGGACTTGCTTTGGATGCCCGGTAACAATCATAGACATAAAACATATCCTCTTCTGTATCAATCGCACACCACACTACTGCTGTCGGATGATCCCAACCAAAATCTATTGCAGCTATCCTGGGCCAATGAGATTCTATTGGTATAGGATCAATCATTATATCTTCTTCTGGTATTGGGAATATCAACCCAGAACCAATAGAAGGTCTACCATATCTCCTCATTTCCCTTTCGTGAGGAGAGTAAGCAGAAAGAATCTGGGCCATTACATCCTCAGATAAATGCCCTTCAGCCCCATTCATGGACATTATCTTCTCAGATGCGTCATCCCAAGTCGCATTTGTTAAGGATTGTCCTTTCTGTATCCTGTTTATAAAGGCCGCTACAGTCTCCGTCATACCGTGTTCTGGAGTAAAGGTCATGTAAACCATGCCTCGTCTATCAAGTGTACGGGTAACGGCCTGTGAATATAACTCTCTACTTGGTTCTTCGTCCAACCAGACAACATCCACTGATCTACCCTGCCACTTTTCCACACCCATCTCATACGCTTTGAAGTGTAAAGAAGAGTTCGCCCCGGTGATGTGACGTATTAAAGCCACACTTTTCGCATTCGGGACACCTGGCTTCCGCTCTGTTTTTATTATATATTGTTTCGGAATTGCGCCAGAACCAAATGCTTCAGGATCATCAGGGGAACCCAATAGTTCTGCTTGTACGATGTCTCTCGTTGTTTCGTTTGAAACACCGCCAGCCCATGCGGTAATTGGATGTTTAAATACTCTACCTTCCCACCAATCAGGGTATAACCCTGTTAAATGGTAAGACATCTCCGATGCACCACAGAAAGATTTACCTATTCTGTTAGCTGCCATGAGCAGCCTTTGGTTGGCATCGTTACCTGTTTTATGGAACTTGATCTGGTAAGGGTAGGGATCATAGAAGTCGACCTTGTTAAATCGCTCTCTACGCCTTAGTTCCCTCAGTATTTCAATAGATCGTTCAGTGCTTGAGGAGTTGGGCAAGTTCCTTTTCCAAATCTTCTTTCGATGTTGACTCTATACTTGATGTCTGCACTCTATCTATAGGCTTCATCCCAGATCGATCCAGAACATCCTTCACAGCAGAAAGCCGTACTGCTTCCGACTCTGCGCTTTCCACTAGAGTTCTTAGCATTGCCAAAGATACAGGAACCATGTCCTGAACCATCTTCTTTGTCCGGTCTTCTATCTCTTGGAAGAACCTTTGTTTTAGCTCGTGACCCTTCTGCCCCGCTGTCTTTGCTGAATAGCCAGCGACTATCGCGCTCTGAGTTGCATTGCCTGTCAGACAATACTGTTCAACGAATTTGTCTTGTAATATGTTCATTTCTTCCGTCTAAGTAAAGCGGCATTCCTTTCCATGCGCTTATATATGCCTGTTCCTGCCTTCTTTGAACGTCTATAACCAGCGTGGTTAAGATATTCATCGGCAGCGGCATCCCTTTTACCCTCCCTCAAAAGTTTAACGAAGTCATCATTACTTCTTATGTCACCACGAAAGGCCATATCTACCAAAGCTGAACGCATACCATCATCCATTCCACCATACCTCTTTGGGAATATATCCTGAATAACACCTATCTTTTCTGTGATATCCGCATCAAGTAGACCAGATGCTTCACCCGGAGTAGCCCAACCACCCAGAGGTCTTCCGCCTCTATTCAGATGACCAACACCCTGTAATTCTCCCTTGGCTGAACTGAATCTATCGGTATAGGGTAATGCTCTATAACCCTCTTCCTCTATCATCCTATCAAATAGCTTCCTTTTCCAAGGATCTTTAAAGCTGCTCTCTAAGGGGAACATCCACTGAGTTAGCTCAGATAACCCCTTATTCGCCAGATTAAATATACTAGCCACGTTTACGACTAAAGCCCTTTAGCGTTTCAGCTAACCTGGCTTTCTGACCTATTTTACCTTTCCTCTTGGCTGCTTTCTTTAGCGTGGAAGCTGGTATATTCTCACCCTTTTTTATACCCAATGCCTTACGAAGAGAACCGGGTTTCTTGATAGCTCCTTTTATCCAATTCTTCTTAGCCATGATCTTCCTCTATATGACGTATAACTCAGATGATAGGCTTATCAAGCAATTCATCCAAGTGTTTCACCTTAGAAGATACGAAGTCAGGGAAGATATATGGAATAAATGCATGTACTACCCCTACGATAGACATCACGAATAACCCGAATGATATCTTAATCGCGTGAAATAGGTGTCGATGATATGTGGTATTGCTTTCTTTTAAGTGTTTCATGGTTTGCTTATATTGCTTAAAATACCCTTATAGTGAGTGGATAGAATATATATATATAATATTTGCAGTAAAGGGGGTGGGGGGGTCTGGTACCCCCGTATCGCTGGATAGGTGATTGCCAGATGAACTACCTACATCGTGCCTCGGTGCACCACCCTGCATTATCCGTTGCCCCGCAGCCGTAAGGCGAGGAGCAACATAAAGATACTATGAGCCTAGCGAATAGTAACATAGACCTGGGTTCGGAACCGGTTGGTTTGAACTGGCGTGTGTGTGCGTGGGTAGGATATCATATTGCTAACTGCAGTTGTATTCTGGTGTTACCTCAAGTCCACTTATCCATAGCTCTTTAAGTGTCTGTCTACGCATCCTGCGTCTACTGATAGATGTCTCGCTAAAGCTTCGGTTACTCTCTATGTAAAGAAGTAAACAAGGAGTAAAACTATTATCTCTTTGGTAAGGTTTGGCGCTGAAGGGTATACGCCGATAGTTGATCATCTAAAGGCTCTGCTCTCAATAGATTGTAGTCCGTGCACTACAGACTAGTTGTCCAAGAAGCGATAGAATATAATTCTACTAATGGTCGAAACAAAGCAAGAAATGACTACCTTTCTGGGCTTGCAACCGTCACCGAAAAATGCAAGAATACGCATTCAATCAATTAATCAGGATCGAAGATGAACCATACACAAGCACTGAAATTCATAGCCAGCCTCAGAGGAAGGCTGATCCTAGGCCAGGCGCTCGGGATCGCAATCACCGAACTGGAAAAGGTTCAAGGAGCACACCGCCAAGTATCCAACATCGCAGACATGAGAGACCTTCTCGACAGCGATCTTCCCATTAACCTCAGCGGAGAGGAGTAGCAAAATGCTTATAGACTTAATCAACTCAATGAAAGAAACCTATCCGTCACTACGGAACTCGATCTACGCACAAGCCCGTGCAAAGGCAATCGGACACGCTCAGAGCGTACTCGTAGCCGTCCACGGTGAAGTTCCAGAGAGCCCCACCAGCGAAGAATTCCACGGGCGTGGAGCCGCGCTCCGAGAGGCCGAGGATTGGGAAGCATGGCAGGAGATGGCCGGCTTGGACAATGACCAGTCTATGGATCGCTTCAAGGAATGCATCCTTGTCATGCTAGAGGTCGGGCCGTCAATCGAATCGGTCAAAGGAATTCTGCCCGAGGAGGTCACGAAGTACGTGGCCAAGGGACTCGATGAGTCAATCACCTTTCTAATGAACGGTGCGGTTGTTTCAGAGGATCGGGTCAGCAAGGCCGAGACTCTCTTCGGAAAGCGCGGTACTGCTCGGCAGATCGCACTCGATAAGGAGAAGGCACGCGCACAGTTGGATCGGTTCCGACCGGACATTATCAGCATGATTCTGGTCGCCTTGGACTATCACGACTGCCACGACGTAGACGAGCCGGAATGGCTGGTTAATACGATCGCTCGGGGGATCTCTTCACAGGCAGCATCATGTGAACGGGCATACCTCTCCGGAAAGATTGACGAGGAGACGGTGGTTCAGGTGATGGCAGACCTGGACGGGTTCGGCGCCCTCTGCTAGTTGCTAGGTCTGGGTCGGCTCTCACGGGCTGGCCCAGGCCGAGGCTTAGAAAAAATTTTTAACAGATGAAGGCCTCGACAAGTCGAGACAGCAATTCTTTACAACAGGTACAGCCTGGGGAAAATTAACACGAGTGAGGCATTTTATTTAAACTGAGAAGTTATATATTTATAAGGTAAGTGATTGAAATAAATATATATTTTCTTAGTGAAGATTTAAACTCTAATGAGGAGGACTCATGAGCTTTCTAGAATTCTGGGTAGTGTCATTAACTTTGTTATTTGTTTTTGCATACATCTTATATATTGCAACTAAATGAGGTATAATATGACTAGTTTATTTAATGATTCAGGTGATATAAATATTGTACTAAAGAAAGAGGAGAAAAGTGTGAGTAAATTAGATGCTTATACAGTTAAGCAACACTTTGTTCTTGTTGAACCACGAGAGTCAGGTAATGATTTCTCTGTTCATATACACCCAAGGTGGAGCAACCAGCATCATGGTATAAAGATTAATGAAGTAGAAGAATTGAGGGAGTTGTATGAATTGTTCGGGTCAATACTTCTTAATCATGACCACGAGATGGAACAAAAGTTAATGGACATAGGAAAGGAACCATTCTAATGCGTGATAAAATTTACTTATTAGGATCAAGCGAAGCAATGAAGTATGAGCCTCGTCTTGATGAAGAGTATTACTTAGATCGTATGGATAATACCCTTGCTAAACTAAAGGTTAATATACAGGAGTTGGAAGACTCTTATCTTGAAGACTCAATCAGCGAGCAATACTATGACAACAATCATTAGCTTCTATGATTACACGGGATACCTGGTTAAACCAGCAGCTCAAGCTGGTGCTACCTGTTTCTGTTATGATATCCAACATGAATACTGGCAAAAGGAGCATCCAAATGCCACTGTTCACTACCCTAGTGGGGGATCAATTACTTATCTGAACGCAGATCTTAACAAACGCAAAGTTATACTGGAAGAGATACCGGCAGAACATAAGCGAGTTGATTTTGTATTTGGGATGCCAGTTTGTACAGACTTGGCAGTATCAGGAGCAAGGCATTTTGCTAAAAAGAAAGCAGCAGACCCAGACTTCCAAGCCAAGGCAGTAATACACGCGATTAGAATAAAATACTTTGCTGATGAATATGATTCCCCATACATGATAGAGAATCCAGTGTCTGTTCTATCTACATGGTGGCGCAAACCTGACTATACTTTCCATCCGTTTGAGTATGGTGGGTATATACCTGAGTTGGAGGCCAGGCATCCAAAGTGGCCTGACTACATACCTGATAGAGATGCGTACTCTAAGAAGACTTGCCTATGGACTAGAGATTTCAACATGCCAGAAAAGAAACCAGTACCATGTGAGTCTTTTGGCGCACCTAAACAATACCGTAAGTTAGGTGGTAAATCCCTAAAGACAAAGCAGATTCGTGCAGCTACACCACGCGGATTTGCTTATGCTGTATTAGAACCTAACTTTCCATGGCTACAAATAAGATAGGAGCTTAAAATGTCACACTATTACGGCACTGTAGAAGGTGCGGCAAGAACTATTGTCACACGTTGTGGCACAAAGAACAGTGGTATACATACGGTAGCTGCCAGTTGGGATGGAGCTATTGAGACTTCAATATTCTGGGACAAAGACTTTGAAGTTAATCGTTTCTGGGTGTATGAAATCCCCTGGCAGGGAGTGGGTCAAGATCAAGTGTTGCTAAAGGGTATCATCGGAGAATGATTGAAGTTCTTTCTTAACATCCATACGAGAATAAGCTACCTTCGATTTATGAGGGTAGCTTGAGTGTTTGTTATGCTTGGCAACAAGATTCCGCTGTCTTTTAACACGACGGCGAGACTTGCGGTCTTCGTCCATATATTCATACCTATACCTTTATAAGGTTTCACCACTTTTTTACCATAATTATACAGGAGTTTACCATGAGTGGTATAAATCCAACAGTTGAGTGTCCAAAGTTTGACTATTGTTCGGCACCAATCTGCCCTATAGATCCAGAATGGAGGCTCAGAGTCCACCTAAAGGATGATCCGGTCTGTTTCTACATGAGAGAGCACTCTAAACATGGACACAGAGGCCAAAATAGAGGGGTTGTAGCGGAAGAACTACTAAAAGAGGTAGTAAGGGTCTACCCCGAAGCATTATCCCTCTATGACCCCCTAAAAAAGAGGTTAGAAAAGATATCAAAACTACCTTCAAGAAAGAGAAAGCTATGAAAACTCCAGGAAAATATGTTAAAGAATCAGTTGATAAAGCTATTAAAAAAGATCCAAAAATCAAACCTAAAGAGGCAAAGCTAATTCACAAGCTCTTAAAAGGCAAGGTTAATCCTCGATCTGGTAACAGGCTGCTTCAATTTGCAGACACTAGCGATGATGACCACTTATCTGAGAGTTAATTACAAACAAGGATTAAGATATGAAAACTACAGCAAAGATGTTTAAGAAGAATGGGTTTGAAGGAATCTGGAGAGCAGAGACTAAGACTCTTGATGTCTTTGAGATGCAGATAGATTCAGATACTGGAAGAGATATACCATATCTTCTGAGATCAAAACAATTTACTAACAGTAGAGTTGCTGAATCCTATTTTATGGATAAGGTATGACCCTCTATAAGGGAGCAGAGTTCAGATGCTCTATAAGGAATCATAGTTCAGGCGTTCTCCTAAAGGGTCTACAACTGCTCCCTCTATAAGGGGTCACAACTTCCTTCTATAGGACGTAAGATTAGACTGTAAATTGGTCTGACCAATAGACCCCAATGAATCAAACACTTAGCACGGTTACCTTATAATAGTATGGATCATCATATATATAAAGAACTTACAGAGAAGGTAGAGAATACCAAAGCAGAAGCTATGGCCCAATTTAATAAAACTGGAGCTGCTGCTACTGATACTTTAATGGCTAGATGTTTGACTATTATAGAAAGGATAAATAGACTACCTTATATTGGTAAACAACCTTATCTAGAGAGGTGTTGGGATGTATACATGTGGCATCAAAACAATAAGATGCCATCTAAACTAAATGAGAAATATACACCTGTAATAAATATAGAGGACGATATGGATATTACTGATACTAATCAAGTGATTGCTAGCTATAATGAGGCTATACATAACTCAGCAGATGCTTATTCAGGTGGGCATGGTTATACTCACATTAACTGGCAGCACATGGGCCATGCTAAAGGTGATAAAATAAACCCCTATTGGAATAAAAGGTTAGCTAAAGTAAAGCATCCCGTTCGTACGCTTGAAGGCCAAGAGAAACTAGATGTCATTGAAGAATATAAAACTCGGAAGTGTAATTAATCTAGCCGATGGCCGAAGATGGTCATCGCGTTCTGATTTCCTGGCTGAACATGGAAAGGGGTCTGTAGATATGCTTCATTACAAAAAGAACTGGACTAAGGACATTAAACCATTTATAATTAGGAGTGAGGCAGATGCCGTTACCGTGTGTGGTATGTTCCCGACCATCTACACAAGCAAGTCCTGCAAGCCTGTGTGATAAGTGTTGGAGTGATAAATATTCTATGCAAAATATTGGCGGGGTTACTATCCCTTACAAACAGGTACTCCAAAAGTATCTTGAGGGTTGTGGTCTTTGGCTGCGTGAAAACGAAACGCATGAGGATTGGGGGCTTAGATGTAAAGCAGCAGCTCAAAAGTCGAGTTTTGGAAAATGAATACTCAATCAGCTAAAGCTAAAGGCCGTAGGCTGCAGCAGTGGTTTGTAAGTAAACTAATTGAACAGCCAGGTATCAAAGAAGATGATGTACAATCTAGATCAATGGGCGCTAGAGGTGAAGACATTATTCTATCGTCTGATGCGAGGCACTACTTTCCATATAGTGTTGAGTGTAAGAACCAAGAGAAGGTAAGTATCTGGAAGGCTTATGAACAAGCTGAATCTAATTCAGGTAAGTACGAAGCTGTATTAATCATTAAGAAGAATGGCAAAGAACCATTAGCCATCGTGTCGGCAGAGCATTTTATAAAAACTAATACATATATCAGGTTATAGGAGAACCAAATGGATAAAATTGAACGAGCTTTAAAACGACCCTTCCCGGTAGCTAAGTTACGCTGGCGTAAAGGGCAAGGAGGCAGTGGTGAGCTAGTCTATATCACAGCGAGGGATGTAATGGATAGGCTCGATGAGGTATTCAATGTCGATGGATGGCAAACTCGCTATGACTTCATTGGCAACCGTATGATCTGTAATCTCAGTGTGTACATTGACGGAGAATGGATCACTAAAGCTGATGGTGCTGATGACAGTAATATCGAGGCAGCCAAGGGTGGTATCAGTGATGCGCTTAAACGTGCTGCTGTCCTACTTGGTGTAGGCCGTTACTTGTATCATCCAAGTGCTTTCGATAGAGATAAGAACCCTGCTTCATGGGCTACGCCTGAAGGGTATGATGAATTAATGAACACTAGAGACGAAGGAGGATTGAAATGAGCGGTAACTATAAGCCAAGGCACAAGACTGAGAAGGAAGAAATGCATGACATAGAGAAACTAAATGAAGCAACACTCAAGTGCGCTGATGATTTAAGTGAGTTCTTTACTGAATTCGTTGAACTAGATGGAGATGTATTCTTTTCTTCTTATAATAAAGCTGGCTCTGCAGCATCAAATTATGAGAGAGAAAAGCACATATCTAAAATGGATAAAGTTGGTAAAGTGTGGGATTGGGGTAAAGGAATCGTAGGAGATTACAGATACAATGACATTTAAATGGAGAACGCCGTTAGGTGAGACGGTATTCAGAAGTAAGTACGCTAGCACACCACTAGAAACATGGGAAGATAGAGCTAACACTATCATCAATCATGTCTGCGGTACAGCAGATGGCAAGAAGAATAATCTGATGATAAAAGAAGAGCAAGATGAACTTGCTAAAGATGTCAGGGAGCAGAAGTTTATGCCTGGAGGCCGGTATATTTATTATGCTGGTCGACCCGCTAAGTTCTTTAACAACTGTTATCTTCTTAGACTTGAAGAAGATACTAGGGAATCTTGGGTTGACTTAACTGCTAACTCTATGTCCTGCCTTATGACAGGCGGTGGTATAGGTGGTGACATCTCAGTAGCTCGACCATCTGGTAGAAGGTTAAACAGGACAGGCGGCATAGCGTCTGGCCCCTTACCCTTGATGCACGCTATCAATGGGATAGGGAGGGAGGTTATGCAAGGTGGTGGTCGTAGGTCAGCAATCTACATGAGCATGAATCATTTGCATGAAGATGCTAATCAGTTCCTAGTCTCTAAAAACTGGGATGATATGATTATTGAAGGCGCATACACCAAAGATGGCAAGCCCTTCACCTACAGTGACGCAAAGAATCATGACTTCAACTTCCATGCACCACTAGACATGATGAACATAAGCCTTAACTATGATGATGCTTGGCTGCGTAATCCAATGTCAGACACATTCCAAGAGAATGTTAAGCAAGCGGTGCTAACTGGTGAGCCGGGGTTCTCTTTTAACTTTGGAGATAAACAAAATGAAACACTTAGAAATGCTTGCACGGAGGTTACGTCGGAAAATGATTCTGATGTATGCAATTTGGGGTCTGTTAACCTTGCCAATATTGATACGATTGATGAATTTAAAGATGTGGTGTATCTTGCATCTAAATTCCTTGTGTGTGGCCTTATTAGGGCGGACCTGCCGTACGAAAAAGTAGAGTTAGTAAGGCAAAAGAATTCAAGGCTTGGCCTTGGTTTGATGGGGGTGCATGAATGGTTACTTAAACGTGGTTACAAATACGAGGTGAACAATGAGCTTAAAGAATGGTTACAAGTCTACAAAGAAGAATCAGAGCGGGGTGCGAATGAACACTGCGATAGGTTATTCTTATCCAGACCTAAAGGGTACAGGGCAATCGCTCCGACAGGGAGTATTTCAATCCTTGCCGGTACCACATCGGGCATTGAGCCCGTGTTTGCGAAAGCATATATTCGCAGATACATTGAAGAAGGCAGCAAATGGAAGGCGCAATACATGGTGGATGCGACAGCGCAAGCTTTGATTGACTTAGGCATTAACCCTGATAAAATTCAAACAGCGTATGATCTTTCTTCATCAATAAAGGGATTGGATAAGCGCATGGAGTTACAAGCTGAGACACAGGAATTTGTAGACCATAGCATTAGTAGTACAATAAACATCACAAGTGGTGTGGATGTAATGGGTATGTGTAAGCTTATTATCAAGTACACCAAAGAAAGATATGAGCGTGGATTAGCCTACCTTAGAGGGATCACAGTATATCCCGATGGAGCTAGAGGTGGTCAGCCTTTGAAGGAAGTCAGTTACGAAGAGGCTATAAAGAAACGCAATGTAATCCTTGAAGATAACAGTGAAGAGCAATGTCTCTCAGGAGTATGTGGGATATGACACTCAAATCTAAAAGATGGAAGAGCAAGAAGTATTCTAACTGGGTTGCAACTTTGGACTGTTCTAACTGTTCCGTCCAGGATGGGACAGTTGTCGCACACCACCTGAAAGGTAGACTTTCACCACTGTCTGGTGGTACAGGGTACAAAGCAAGTGACTGGTTGACTATGCCTTTGTGCTATAGTTGCCACACTAAAGCGCACAGTGGGGATGCAGATGTATTAGATTGGCAGCACATGTTCATACTTAAAACTTTAGATGAAGCATTTAATCAAGGCGTTCTACAGGAGGGGAAATGATTACTGAAGAAAGAGTAGAGAAGTCATTAATATTTATAGCGGAGTCAGATGAAGAAGCTGCTAAAGCATTCGCCAAGGTAAAAGGTCTTGAGAAAGACGAGAAGATAGTCAAAGCTTTAGGTATGACTGATGCTCGTAGAATGCATAACACTATTGCAGATGCAGATGCTGCTGTATATAGAAGTGCTTCGTATGTAGATTGGAGAGAAAGATACGAGAACTCCATTGCTGATTCAAAACTATTGGAGAATAAACGTGACACAGAGCGAATCATCTGGGAAACCTGGAGAACAGAGCAAGCAAATATCCGGAGATCCTGAATGGGTGTACGAGCAGCCCAGTGATTGGGCTAAATTAACCGACTCTTATAAGGAGAGGAAAGTGAGCGATAAATATATCGTAAGAAATACTGGTGCTGGATTTGAGCAGAAAGATAAAGCTCAAGATTGGATGGATGATGAAGCTGGTAAGGTTTTGATTAGCCTTGGTGGTGATGACCACTGGATGTGGGTTGGAGTTAAGCGAAAGAACAATGATCGTTTAGGGACTATATCGGAATTATCATTTAGAGAGATGACTACTACTGATGTTGCTAAGTATTGTTCTGGTATCGCAGTAGTCAACAAGGGTGAGGAACCGTGGAGATCTGACCCGAAGTATTCACCAGCTAGCCATAGACCTTATACTCCACAATCTAATCAGTCCTTTCAACCAGCTACTAAGTCTGATGACACCATCCCCTTCTAGGGGGTGGTTGTTCATAAGAAGGTATAACTCCCTATAAGTGGGTATAACTCGGAGAAAAAAATGATAAAGTATCACACAGGAAAAGAATTTGATTTAAGATATGACCCAGTAGGGCATAAGTATTGGCTCAATCAGAATGATAAGCTAGGGGAAGATTCTGATTCGGTGCAGGTTCCATCTGTCACACGAATCATAGATTCTTGTTTTCCTAAACACCTCACTGATTGGGCAGTAAAGTCTGGTGCAGATGCCTACCTAGATACATGGAGTCATGACCTTGAAGTGAATGATAGGTATGAGTTGATTATTAATGCCTACAAAAAGATAGGAGAAGAGGCTGCAACCATAGGGTCAAGGGTTCATCACTGGCTGCGCTTGTACATTGATGAGGCTGCCCCTGAAGAGTTTGAGAGTCCTTCAGGTGGGGAGAAATGTATTGATGCCTTCCGTGAGTGGGAGAAGTCTAGGCAAGTTAAGTGGGAGGCTTCGGAACGGATTGTATTTCAGGCTAGACCTCATCGACGTTATGCCGGTACAGCTGATGCACTAGCTGAGATTGATGGACAGAAGTTTGTTGTTGACTTCAAGACATCTAAGAAGATATATAAATCATATTACTTACAGGTCGCAGCGTATGCTGCCGCTTTAAATGACGAGCTAGGACTAGAGTATGATAAGGGATATAAAGGAATGATATTAAGGTTGGATAAAGAAAGCGGTAAGTTTCAAGAGAAGGCGTTTGATATACAGGAAAGCGTTCCTGTCTTTTGGTCTTGTATTGATCTTAAAGAGTGGAACTCTAGGAGAATACCATCACTTAAATACGGAGAGAGCTAGTGAACTTAATGATAATCGGTGACCCGCACGCCCACCCTGACTATGATAACTCACGCTTTGAGAAGCTAGGTAAGTTCATAGCGAAGGTAAAGCCTGATGCTATTATATGTATGGGGGACTTTGCAGACATGCCTAGCCTGTCATCGTTCGATAAAGGCACAAAAGGCTTTGAAGGGAAGAGATACCAGAAAGATATTGACGCAGCACTGGACGCACAAGCTAGGCTCTTGCATCCTCTTAAGAAAATGAAGAACTTAAAGAGGTACATGGTCATGGGTAATCACGAGGATCGTATAGTTCGCATGACTAACTCATCTCCAGAACTGGACGGAGCTATCGGTATCAGTGACTTAAAGTACGAGCAAAACGGTTGGAAAGTTACGCCCTTTAAGAAGGCTTTTAAGTTGAAGAACATTATGTTCAGTCATTACTTTACATCTGGTATAATGGGGCGACCAATTAGTTCAGTCCATATTGGACATGCCCTGGTGTCTAAGCTACACTGCTCGGCAGTACAAGGGCATACTCACTTGTATAACCACAGTGAACAGACAAAGCCAGATGGTCAGAAGATATTCGGTCTGTCTGCTGGCTGCTATAGCCATCCAGACTACACCGAAACATGGTGTGCTGATACAGAGTACCAGTGGTGGAGGGGTGTCATCATGCTTGAAGGGCTAGATGGTGAGGGGTACTACAATGGTATCCATGCAATAACACAACGTCAAATACTAAAGGGGTAGCATATGAATTCGCAAAAATGGATAGAATACCTTTCAAATAAGGATGCCTACTGCAATCAAAACCATAAATCATCCCAGTACCATGAAGGCAAGACATGGGATACCGGCACACCTAAGCCTATGCCTATAGATGATGCTCCAGATGGTATAGACATAAGAATACGAGACATTTATACGGCTTGTATGCCTAGAAGTGAAGACTCAGGCACTCCGTCTGGGGAGTATTACGAGTTCCTTGAAAAAATCCACTTATATGAAAAATTGTGCGAACTACAAGGGTACAAAGTCTTTGATAGGTTCGATGAGGAGGGCGATACGTGGACGGTAACACCGGACATGAAATGGGATCGTAAGATTGGGTGGTTAGTTATGAACTCTTTTGAGCTTTACCATAAGTCGAAAAGCAAAAAAGACGCTATCAGTTGGTTAAGAAAAAACGTTCCACCGCTAAGGGAGTATGGCGATCCGTGGTCACACATGCGTGATCTTGACTTCGGGAATGGAATTTATCTAGGAGATGGGGTATATGTATAGAGAGATATTTAACCGATGCTAAACCCAACCAAAGAAGAACAGGAGGAACAAAGAAAGAAAATACTATATCACTCAGCTAGACATTGTTGGAACATAAGGAATGAATCATGCCCTAAAGGAGGTAACTGGGGTGATTGGTTTAAGAAAACTTACGGGCTTTCCCTCGATGATTATGCACAACAGAAGAGGAGGGAGGCTCTTGGATTATAATAAAAAGGAGGTGGGTTATGCTAGCGTTCTAAAAAATTTGTTTTAATAATACAACCAATCGGGAAAGAGGTGATGCCAAAGACCTTATCGTTTTCGTCTTTAGTATTCCCTATCTTTAACTCTTTATTATCTTGGGAGATAAACCATCCGATTGTACGGAAGGTTGGGCAGGTCACCTCATCGGCCTCTGTCCAATCGGCATGGCATACAATATCCAACCACTCAACTTCGATTAACCCTTCTTCTTGCGTTCCAGAGGTCCGGGTAGAACCCACCCCAGAACCATAGGAATCAACACAACTAAGATTAGTAACCATCCACCCATCTCCACTAATTGACCTACAACATCCCAGAAATTAGATTCTGCACAATTATTCAATATGGTGTCTCCAGTCTTTGGTTTCAGTACGTCCACAACCACACTCGTCACAGAGGCACCTCCCGCTGCCGCCAATAACACAGGAGCAGTCCCCGAGGTCGCAATCGATGCAATCGCACCCGCTCCGAGAGATCCCGTTCCTATCAGCATTGCCTTCTTTAGGCTGGTACATCCGCCGATCCAAAGAATAGGGAGTAAACAATAGTAGCGACTATTAGAACTGCCGCTATTGCTATGATGGGGTTGTCTTTTGCCCAGCTTTTTAATGATTCCATTAGTTTTCCTCAAGTGTGAATGAGTTACCGCAACCACATGCTTTAGTGTCAGGTATATCGAATTTAAATGTTGGTGAGAATGCGTCATCAATCCAATCCAGCGTTGCCTTTGATAAGTACTCCGCCGAGATGGAGTCTATAACTACATTTCTGTTCAACCAAATATCGTTCTTTTCCGCTCCGCTCGCCTTCGCCAAGCCAACCGTAAAGCCGCTGCAACCACCCCCGTTCACCTCTACTCTTAAATATTCTGAATCTGCTAGAGTTTGGTTTATCTTCTGTTCTGCCGAGAGGGTAATGTTCATAGCTCACGACGATGCCCTAGGTTATCTATCTTAACAGATAAAGATTTTAACATGTCCTTTATTTCCCCGAACTGTTCACTGTGTCTAGCATCAGATCTGTCCATACGATCTGACAGACTCTTGATATCCATCTGATTAATTACAGTCTCTTTTTCAATGCCAGTAATGTAAGCAAAGAACCCTACAGCAATAGCCAGTGTCCCAATAATATGAGACACAGACATACTCTTGGATAGATGCCAGCCACCATTTTGTCTCCGTTCTTCAGGCACCCACTTTCCCCTCTGGTGTTTTAGCTGGCAGGCTTTCTGTTTCTATTGTCTTGATAGTATCTTTTGCAGACCAGAAGATACAAGTCTTGTTCACACCCTGATTATGCAATAGAACAGTGCTGCTAGGATTATTCTTATTCTCTGTAACATACATCTGTATATTTAGTCCAGAAGAGGTACTGATATCCATAGCATGAACAGGCTTCTCATTGTATCCATCAAGAAGTTCCTTCATCAGGATTTCAGGACCACCCAAAGTACATAGGACTTGAAGAGATACAACAGCTTTAAACATCTGCG